TCGCATACCGTGTTCTAGGTCTTCCATTGGTTGAAGTTCCTTTGATGCCAGCTGGTTATGTATCACTTACATTCCCAGAAAACCGCATCTGGGGCTTCCAGAGAGACGTAACAGTACATCGTGAGTTCAAGCCAAAGAAGGATACAGTAGAATATACCGTATTCCTACGCTTTGGTGTAGCAGTTGAAGAAACTGATGCAGTAGCATTCATGTCAGAGTAATTTTACTCTATTTTTGGAGGGGAGGCATTAATTTGTCTCCCCTTCATCTATTTATGAATGATATAATAAGATAGATGTATTATGGAAAAAGTTAAAAAAGACTTAGTTTGTTTGTTTGTAGAAAATGCAAGCGTTTATGAAACAAGTCTTGGTAGACTTACTAAGGGCTATAATATTGTAAGTAAAAAAGATGCTGATGTATGGGTTAGTAAATTCCCCAAAATTAGAGTCACATCTCCAGAGGAGGTAGCCGAAGTTTTCGGTGTTAAATAATGGAAGTTTTAAGAATTAATGGAAGCATACCAGTAGCTTCATTTTCAGATCTTGTTCCAAATGGTCAATACACAATTGACTATTCAGACCTTTTGACAGACGAGTCATTTTCAGCAAGTGCAACAGCAGACATCTCTGGAGACATTTCTTTTGTTTTAAATAGCAAGTATATATCTTATGATGGCAATTTAGAAGCAACAGTATATGATCAGTATGATGATGAGGTTATTGTTACTAATATAGATGTTTTAAGACCATACTGTGATATATATTCTCTTGCAACCGCTTTAGGAAAGACAGTTTCACAGATAAAAGAGATGGAAAGAATTGCAAGATATATTATAGACTCTGAAACATTTGGTGGATTTAAATTTGTAAGAAAAGAAAAAGAAGTAGTTGGACTTGGATCTGACTATCTTGTTATTGACGAAAAGATTCATAAGCTTCACAAGTTGTATGAAAACCTAGAACTTGTTTATGATGTAGAAGCAGCAGTACACGATCAAGAATTTGAAATTTCAAAAGATAAGACATCAGTTATATTAACACAGACTGAAACTAATAGAGTTAACTATAATAGAGTGTGGAGAGATAGATATCTAGATGTTGATTTTGCAGATGGATTTGAATATCTTGTTGATGCAGATTTTGGATGGAAGGTAATTCCTCAAGACATAAAAGAAGCAACAGAGCTTTTAGTTTCTGACATTTCAAGTGACAACATGAAGTATTTAAATAAGTATATTGAATCATTTGATAATGCTGATTTTAAAATTAAGTTTGCAAAGAACTTTAATGCATCAACTGGAAACCTTGTTGTTGATAGAATCTTGACAAAGTATAAGAATAATATCCGTATTGGGGTGTTATAAATGCTTTTTAATTCCGCATTCGATAGCATCCTTTACCCAATGACTGCAGACATATATTATGCAGAAGAAACTCAGTCATCATATGGAAATATTGTTAGAAGATGGGTTTTTAATAGAACTATTAATTGTTCTGCAATTAGTGAACTTGTTGATGCAATGATTGCACCAGAATTAAAAGTAAGAAATAAAAGTTTTGATTATAGCTCAAACATTGCTTTTAGAGTTTCAGAAGATGTTAGAAAATCTGCTGATGGAAAATATTATCCAATAACTGCAATAGCAATTACAAATATAAAAGATCCTTCAGGAGAACCAGCTTGGATTAATGGAGAGAATCTTAAGTATGAGCAAGGTGCTACAAAAACAAAGTATGAAATAAAAACAATAGTTCCATCATTTGATATGTTTCATAATATAGGAATGTATAGAATGTTTATTGCCAGATCAGGAAACCAGAAGTGGGAGGAAGACCTATGATCCGTTCAAGAATTAAGGCAGATGATTTAATAAAAAAACTAAATAATACAGTCAAGTATTCAAATGGATTTATTAGTGAATTAAATAAAAGCAAAGCTTTGCTAAATCAAAAAGTTGGTAATACATCTATTGCAGCATTTTATGACTACCTTGATGGTCTTGCAAGATCACACCCTGGAATGCTACACCACGTTTATGAATGGGGAGAAGTAGGAAATCCAATGGAAAGACTTTATGACTTATCTCTTCAGGTTAATAATACTTCAGCAGTTATTGATGCAGAATTTTTAGAATCAAATCTCCCATCTGAAGATGGAGGAGAGCCATTTTACAACAAGGCTATTATTATGGAAGAAGGAATTCCAGTAACTATTAATGAAAAGAATGCAAAAGCTCTTGCATTTACAATTGATGGTCAAGAGTATTTTAGAGTTGGTCCAATTACAATTGCTAATCCTGGTGGAGAGGCAACAAGAGGATCTTTTGTAGAAGCCTTTAATGAATTTTACGGATCATACTTTACAGAAGTTTATCTACCTACAATAAGATTTTATGACTATTTTTCAAATCCAAAAGCTTATGAAAAACACTTTGCATCAGGTGTAAATGGTGGAGGGGCTGCTACAGGAAGAGCAGCAGCACTTTCCTGGATTGCTAAAGCTCCAGGGGAGGTTATTTAATGGTAGTATACAGACCAGAACAAATTATAAACCTATATGTTTGGGATCAATTTAAAAACTATGCTCCACAGTTTACATCTTTGTATCCTCCAACTTCTGGTGGTTCTGAAATAATTCCATTCTTTCCATCACCTGCATCAAATCTTCCATCAGATGTTTTAAACAATGATTTACCATATATTGTATTTGATAAGTTTAGTAGAATCCGTGGAGGCTATAAATATTTCTACCCTATCAAGACTGACCAGATGAGATATACGATCCATGGTGGCTCTCTGTGGAACGTTAACAAGTTCCAGCAGGACAGGTTCGAAACAACTTACAATCTTACTGCTTTGATACAAAATATTTTAGATAGAGAAGATGATGCTGCAAGGGATATAAATGAATTTGCTAAAAACCTTCCAGGATATGCAGAAACTCTAGATGCTACCAATATGAACCAATATAGCTTTCATTGTATAAATGTTTACCAGTCTGGATTTACAGATAATCAACAGGATGTGTCTGATTTTATGGAATATAATCCAACTAGAGATCTTATTATTAAGTATGATTATCATTCTCCACAATTTAATGAAAGACCATAAAACTATAAAAAACTAGAGGTATACTTAACTTAGGAAACGCCAATCTCCCCATAAATTTTAAGACTAAAAAAGAGGTGAAAAAATATGGCAACTCGTGGAAATTCCAATCAAATTATCGTTGGTGCAGCCCAACTCTTCGTATCGAAGCAGGGTCCACTAGAATACAGTGTTGCTGGTGATGCTTACGCATTCAACAGTGGCAGCGTATCTGGCATTCCTGCATTTGTTCCTGGTGATAGCTTCGCAGATACTGTAGAAGCAGCAACCGCAGACTGGAGAAATGTAGGCTACACAATGAACGGTTTAGAAGTACAGTTCCAACCAGACTTCGGTGAAGTACAGGTAGATCAGCTTCTTGACGTTGCAAAGCTTTACAAGCAAGGTATGCAGGTTAGCATGGTTACAGCATTCGCTGAAGCCACACTTGAAAACCTTGTTGTTGCACTTGCAACTGCAGATTCCAACTATGACGATGGTGATCCAGATGAGGTAACTCTTAATGTATCAGCTGGCGATCTAGGTGAGGTTCCTGTGGAACGTGCAATTATCGCTATCGGTCCAGGTTCTGGTGATCCTGCAGCAACTGGTGCAAATAAGGTAGAGCGTGTTTATGTAGGACATCGTGTTCTCTCAATTGAGAACGTAACTGTTTCTGCAAAGCGTGACGAACCTTCTATGTATGAAGTTACATTCCGTTTGCTTCCAGCATCCAATGGTTCCTACGGCAAGATCGTTGATCGTGTCGTTGGTGCTTAACCAAAACTAAATATAGAGACTTTGCCCACCCCCTAAAAAGGGTGGGCATTGTTTGTTTTATAAGGCTTCTATGATATAATTGAATATATTCTATAGGAGGAATAAATGGCAACTAGCGTATATGAAGTTGTAGAAGTAGAACTGTTAGATGGCTCTAATATTTCTATGAAACCACTTAAGATTTCTTTATTGAGAGATTTTATGAAAGAGTTTCAAAAGATTAGTGATCCAAAAATTGCAGAAGATAATATCAAATCAATGGATCTTTTGTTAAATTGTGCTGTAATTGCAATGAAGCAATACAATGCAGAATTAGCAACTAAGGAGCAGTTAGAGGAAATCATGGATCTCCCAACTGTGTACAAGGTAATTGAAGTGGCAGCAGGGATCAAATTAAATGACCCAAACGCACTGGCAGCGGCTCTAGTTGGGACGAACTAGATCTTGCTGAGTTAGAATCAAGAATATTTCTTTTGGGATTCTGGAAGAATTATTCTGAAATGGAGGAATCTATATCAATGCCTGAATTAGTAGCAATACTAGAGGCTAAAAATAATCAAGACTATGAAGATAGAAAATTTTTAGCAGCACTTCAAGGCGTTAATATAGATGAATCCTCTTCGTCTGGAAATAAATGGGAAGAAATGAAAGCCAGAGTTTATAGCAAAGGCGTTACATCAAATCCTAATGACATCCTTGCATTGCAAGGTGCTGCAGCTACAAGAGCTGGTTTTGGCATTGGACAAGGCTTGGAATATGAGGTGATTAATTAATGGCTGGAGTAGCTAAAGGCATTATTGACATCCAGATTAACACTGGATCTGCTGCTACTGAGCTTAAGGCACTTCAAAATCAAATAAACTCATTTAACGCTGCCTTGGCTAAGGGAAATCTTGCCCAAGGCAAGTTTGCTTCTGACTATACAAAAGATCTTTCTAAAGCAATAAATGCAAGTGGACTATTTACTTCAGAATTTATGAGAATGAATTCTGCTGCTGCAAATCTTGATAGTACCTTAAAAAAGGGAAAAGGAACTTTAGGTCAATTTTTTAGCTCTGCTTTTAATAAAAACAGTGCTGGTTTTGCAGCAACTATGGACCTTGCAGCAAGAAGAGCATCTACACTCCAAACACAGTTTATTAATACTGGTGCATCAGCAAAGGGTATGGGGGAAGCCCTTGCAATTAGACCACTTGATGCGTTTTCGTCTAAAGCAGCAATAGCTGCAGAAAGACAAGCTCTTCTAAATACAATGTTTAGACAGGGTACTACCCACATGATTAATTTTGGTAAAAATGTTCAGTGGGCTGGTCGTCAGCTTATGGTTGGATTTACTGTTCCATTAACTGTTTTAGGAACAGTTGCAGGTAGAACCTTTATGGATATTGAAAAGCAATTAGTTAATCTTAAAAAGGTATATGGAGATACTTTTACAACTCCAGAAGAAATTAATCAAAACATTGCACAGGTTAGACAACTTTCTGAAGAATTTACAAAGTATGGAATTGCAGTAAAAGATACTATTGGACTTGCAGCACAGGCTGCAGCATCTGGTGCAAGGAATGGTGATTTGGTAGATGCAACAAGACAGGCAACAAGACTTGCAACACTTGGTCAAATGGATCAAAATGAAGCACTTAAAACAACTATTGCACTTCAGTCTGCTTTTAGATTATCTGGAGAAGACCTAGCAGATACAATTAACTTTTTAAATATGGTTGAAAACCAAACTGTTGTTTCTTTACAAGATTTATCTGCAGCAATTCCAAGAGTTGCACCAGTTATTAAAGGTCTTGGTGGAGATGTCCGAGATATGTCAGTATTCCTTGCAGCAATGCAAGAAGGTGGTGTTAGTGCAGAACAGGGTGCTAACGCTCTAAAGTCTGGTCTTGCATCTTTAATTAATCCAACAAAAGCAGCAACAGAAACTTTATCAGGGTTTGGAATTAATTTAGATAAAATTATTTCTACAAATCGTGGAGACTTGATGGGAACAGTATTTGCTTTTGGTCAAGCACTTAAAGGTCTGGATGATTTTTCAAAACAACAGGCATTAGAAAAGGTATTTGGAAAGTATCAGTATGCAAGACTTGGTGCTTTGTTTGAAAATATTGTTAGAGATGGATCTCAAGCAAGTCAAGTTTTAAGTTTAATGGAATATGATGTTACAGCATTAAGGGCTACAGCAGAAAAAGAACTTAGTGCAGTAGAAAATGCTTTAGGTACACAGCTTATTGGGGCAGTAGAAAGATTAAAATTATCTCTTGAACCAATTGGAAAAATATTTATTGAAATGGCAATTCCAGTTGTAAACTTCTTAACAAAGATTGTTGAAAAATTTGATGGTCTTTCAGATGGTCAAAAAAAGTTTGCAGCTATTGCAGCAGTCATTGTTGGCGTTGTAGTTCCTGCTGGAACAATGTTCCTTGGTCTTTTAATTAACTTACTTGGAACTCTTGGAAAAATAACTCACGGATTTGGAATTTTTGGAAAGGCACTTATAAAGGGTGGTCCAGTAGCAGCAGTAAAAGCACTTACGCAATCTACAAAATATTTATCAATTGAAGAGTTGGAAGCAGCTGGTGCTGCAAGACAGTTGGCAAGCTCTACAGAAATAGCAAACGCTGCAATGCTAGAACAGGCAACTTCTACTGGAGCAGCTAGAAATGCAGTAGCAGGTCTTGTTGCAGAATACAGGGCTTTAATAGCAGTTCAGCAACAAGCAGCAGCCACTAGACCTGGGCTTGGAGTAGCTGCTGCTGCTGGAGCTGCTGCAGGTAAAACTACTCCAATTAGAATAAGAGGTTTAAGAAGAAATTCTGGTGGAGAAATATTTATGTCTGGAGGAACAACCGTTCCTGGAATGGGCAATACAGACACCGTTCCAGCAATGCTTACCCCTGGAGAATTTGTAATTAACAAAGAAGCAACTAAAAACAATCTTGGACTATTACATTCTATTAATGATGGAAAAACTCCTCAAGGATTAAACTCTGGTGGAATGGCAGGAGTCCAATATCTTAATATAGGAAATATTGTAAGAGCAGCAAGAATGGCAAGGGCTGCAAAAATGGGTAAGGGAATCCCTAGAAGATCTGGAGCTTTTGGTTCCCCTGAAGTAGAATACTCAAGTCAGTCAACAAGAAGAAAAATACCAGTTACAAGTCGTGCAGCAGAAGAAAGACTTGCACAAGACATGCAAGAAGGTCAGGCTTCAAGAGTTCCTAGACCTATTTCTACACAAAGAACTCATTTTGACAGCAATGAGATGATTAGCTCTAGAGCACAATACGAGGCTATTAAAAGACTTCCAGGAAGCAAGATAGGTCAGGGTTCTCAAAAGGATAGACTTGCAGAAATATTGCTTGATCATGACTATCCCGTAAAAGCTTTAACCGATGATTGGGCAAATTTTTCAACAACTATTAATCAAGCTGCTAGAAGAAATACAAATACTCCTAGATCAATTGATGATGTAATGCAAGAGCTTAGGAGTAATCCTAGTGCAGTATCATTTACACAAGGTGGTAGAGACGCTGCATTTTTAAGAGTGTATCCAGGTGTATCAAATTCACAATTTGTAGATGATTTAAATAGAGAGCTTTTAGCTATTAGGACAGCTAAAGGAAATGTAAACATAACTGACGACATGTTGAATCAGGCAAGAAATACAGCATATCCAAACATGAGGGGTGCTGCTCAAATAACTGGGCTACGACTTCCAGCTAAATCAGACCTTGTAGATATTGCCAATAAAGATCTTCCTCCAGGTAATAAAATTAGCGTAACAGATAGAAATGTAAATGATAGACTAAACGAACATTTTATAAAAAATAATGTTCCTTTAAGAGCAGGTCCTGGCTCAAAGCTTCGTGCTATTGATTCTAATGGAAATACTTTACAATTTAAAGATCGAAATGGAAAAGTTATAAATGTAGAAAATAAATTTGGAGGGTCAACAGAATTTAATAAAGGTGGAGCCGTTGGAGGTATGCAATATTTTGGTGCAAGAATGCCAAATCGTGTTGTTAAATCTTCACAGATTAAAAAATTTACTGGACAAAAAATTGAAGACTCAGCAGGACATAGTAGTAGGTTCCAAAAGTTAGCTGGAGTTTATGATGTTAATGGTAGAAAGATGTTTGTTAAGCCATTCTCAACTCTTGAAGAAGCTCAGGCAGAATTAATTGGAAATGCTGCAAGAAGAAGAATTGCAGGTACTGCAACTCCTGGTTCAAGAATTGTAAGAATGGATGGTCCTGAAGGAGAAATCTTTGCAACAACTGCTCCAATGATTCCAGGAATGAAGCCAGGATCAACACTTCCTACCAAAGAACTTTTAAAGCAAATTCCAGCCTCCTCAATGCTTGGAGATATGGATGCAACGGCTGGTAACATTCTTTCAACTGGTGGAGGAAGATTAGTAACAGTAGACCCTGGTGCTGCAGGTGTAAAACTTACTAGAAATTCAAAGGGTGTTTTTAGAAGAGCCACTGGGTCTGAAATTAGCTTTGGAAGTGAAGCAACAAATACTGGAGCTTATACTGCAAAGGCAATTACTCAAGTTCTTGAAAAAACAGGGGCATCAAAAGACTTTGTTAAGATGCTTGGAGATTCTATTGCTCGTGAAGGATTAACTAAGGCACAGTTTACAAAAATGTATGATGATGCGGTTGAATCATCTATTTCAAGAGTGTCTGCATTTAAACTTCCTTCTAGAGTTGGAGATAGAACAAAGCTAGATGAAGCAGCAAAGGCAGCTGGATATAGAAATGCAGATGAAGCCTACTCTGCAATTATGCTTAGAGACCTTACTTCAATTAGAGGTCTTGGTGGAGATATTTATTCAAGTGCTTCAAAATTCCAAGGAATGCTAAAAGCCAATAGTGGAACTCTTGTTCCAGGAATGGGCAATACTGATACAGTTCCAGCTATGCTAACTCCAGGGGAATTTGTAGTTAATAAAGAAGCTACTGGAAAGAACCTTCCTTTATTACAGTCAATTAATGATGGAAATGTTCAAGGATTTAACAAGGGTGGAATGCCAGGAGTTCAATACTTTGGCACAAGAATGCCAAATAGAAAGGTTAAGGATTTACCTAGAAGTGCTCAAAGAGGAAACCAAGGATCTGGACAATATCCAGCAGACCGTGGTCAAGGAAGAGGTCAGGACTTTGCAGGAATGGCAAGAGAAAGACAAAGACTTGAATATGAAATGGCACAAACTAGTAAGAGACTGCAAGACTCTTTAAATAAAGTATCTATGAGCAATACGGCATATGCAAATGTTGGTGCAAAGTATACTATGTTAAGAGAAAATGTTGAAAAACAAGTAATGAGACAGCAACTTATTCATACAGATAGAATGGTTGGAATAAATGCTAATCTTGCAAAAATTGGACCAACAATGGCAGCTGGCACAAACCTTCTAAAAACAACAATGGCAAATGGTGCAAAGAGCATGGTAACTGCAACTTCCAACTATGGAAAGTCTTTGCTTGTTGCTGCTAAAGCTTTACCAAGCACAATATCTGGGGCTATGGCTGGAAGAGGTGCTGGCATTAGTCAGGCAATGATGATGGGGTCAATGATTCCAATGATGGCTTCAAGCACAGTAGAAGATCCAAAGAAAGCTCAAGCCTTAATGGGGGCAGGTGCAGCAATGAGTATAATTCCAATGCTTGCTTCTATGGGTCCAGTTATAGGAGGAGTGGTTGCTGCCTTAGGATTGCTTGGTGGAGCATTCTATATGATAAGAAAGCACGTTGATGGTTTGTCAAAATCTTCTGCAATTGCTGGATCAAATATGGGTGGTGCAGCAAATAGAATGGAAACTATGGCTCAAGCAACTGGATACGGTTTTGCATCAACAAGATCTGGAAATGCAGACTTTAGATTTACAGAAAAACAAGCACAAAATGCTTCTGAAATAATGCCATACTTTGATACAGATGAAGGCAAAAAACTTATAGAAGAAATGAAAAAACTTTCTTCACAACAAAGATATGAAAAAGTTGCATCAATGTTGACCTTTGCTATAGCAGATGGAATGTCTCCAGATAAAGCAGAAGCATTTGGATCTTCAATTGCTTTTGCATTAGATGATGCACTTTTAAAGTCAAAAGTTATAGCACTAATTAAGTCTGGCACTTTAGAAAGTGGTTCTCAGGCAATGATTAATGAAATTAATAAAAGACAACAAAGTCTTGGAAATGATATTCAAGATGTTAAAAGTAATGCTATTCCAGAAGCAAGTAGCCCTATTCCAGGAGTTTCAGGTGGTACTGCTATTGCTGTAAATTCCGCAGGTCCAGCATTAATGGTTGGAGGTGCAGCTGGACTTCTTGCAATGGCTGGAGCTACAGCAGCACTTGGTGCAAGTGCTGGAACAGTAGTTCCAGTAATTGGAACAGCTGTTGGACTTGTTGCAGGTCTAGCAGTTGGACTGTTTAAATACAACAAAGCAATGGATGAACTTGACAAACAAATTGAAGTAGTTGGTAAAACATTTGGCTCTAGCATTCAAACTATTAAAGAATTAAACAATGCTGAATCTCTTCTTAGAGAAGAAAGAAAAAATGGAACAATATCCTTAGAAGATTTTGAAGCAAGAGAAAAACAAATAGAAGAGATGAGAAATACTGCATATGAAAATATTTCAGCTGCTGTTGTAAATTTACCAGATGCAGGAGCGGCTTCACAAGCCGTATCTGATCAACTACAACTTGGAGGATTTGAAAAAGATAATGCAGATCTTATTGCAAGACAAACAGATAGAGATAAAGTTTCAGCAGAAATGTTCCAAAAATCATTTGATGACTTAGATGCTAATCAAAAAGAAATTATTGGAAAAGTTGTTGCTTCAACCCTTGATGGAATAACTCCAGAAAATTATGCAACCAAGCTTGATGATATAAAGAATGTTTGGGCATTGTATAAAGAAGCTTTACTGGAAAAAACAAAAGATGGAGTAGCTGTAAATGCACAAGAAATGCAATCTTTATTTGAAGAATCCCAGCTAAAGAATTTTGTTTCAAGCCTTAATATTCCTGGTGGTGGAGGAAGTCCTCTTAATCCAGATGCAGCATCACAACAAATGCAAGCAGCTATTGAATCATCTGGAACAACTTTATCATATGATCAAATAGTAAATGCTCTTACAGAACTTGGAGATCCAAGGCTTGCACTTCAAGTTGGAACAAATGCAGACTCTATAAAAGATTTAGAATCAGTTTTAAACAACCTTCCTGATGGTTGGGATATTTCAATGTATACAAAATATTTAAATGGGGATACAGAGTTTACAAACCCTGAAGACTATACTAAGTCAATACAAGATGCAATAGATAAAATTGCCGAAATTGCTCCAGAAGGATTCACTCCTGTTGAAATATTTAAACTATTTGAAGGAACAGGAAAAGACCCTGTAAAAGAAATGCAAGATGCTGTAGCAAAAGCTGACGACATTATTAATAAAATTGGTGGAGATGATACAAAAACAAAGCAAGTAATATTTGAAACTACTGGAATGGATATGACTCAAGCAGAAGTTGATGCATACAACGCACTTGGTCCTGGAGAGTCAAAGTCTTTTGTTACATCATTTATTATTGCATCTGCAAAATTAGAGCTTGGAGAAATGCCTAAGCAAGAAGATTATTATAGACCTGGATCTTTTAATATAGCCATGAAAGAGTATACTGCACAAGTTGAAAAAGCAAAAGAACTTGCAAAAACTATACAGGGAATCAATCAAAGTCAAACTCCTTCTAACCAAGATGGCGGAGGTGGAGGCGGAGGATCCTCTAGTGGCAAAGCTAAAACAAAGAAAGAATTGCAAAAGGAAGCAAAAGACTGGCTTAAAAATTCTAAAAAAGAATTAACAGCACTTAATAAATATACAGGTGCAATTGATGGAGTTATAAATGCTAATAATGCAGAAGCAATTAGCATGATTCCTCAAGATATTTATATGAACCTTTCTAATGCAAATAGAGCAATTGCTATTGCAAGAATGAATAAACAAATTGAGGCACAAGAAAGATTAAATGCTATTTTAGCAGTAGCAAGTATTAAAGAAAATACTAAAGATCTTGGAGAACAATTAGCAGCAACAAACACTCTTGTATCTCAAGGTATTGATCCAGAAATTATTGCAATGGTAGATATGAAAACATATCTAAGTTTGACAGCAGCAGAAAGAAAAGAGTATATAAAATCTTTAAATGCTCAGACTGAAGCTGAAAAGAAATTAAATGCAGTACAGGGTCTTTTGGATGTTAAGAAAAAAGTTAGTGACTTAAAAGATCAGGTAAGTGTAACCAACACACTTGTTAGCAGTGGTATTAGTGGTGAAATTGCTGCATTAGTAGATGTTACAATCTATCAAAATCTAAGTACCGCAGCAAAAGCAGAATATATTGCTGAATTAAAAAAGCAATTAGATATTCAAAGACAACTTGATTTTCTAACAAAGAGTTCAGAAGAAAGATCTCTAGATGCATTAGACCTCATATCTTCAGGAATAGATATGGAAAATATAGCTTTGGAAAATCAACTTCACGTTATGGAAAGACAGAATGAACTTTGGCAACGTGATATCAATGATAGAAATCGTGGCTTAGAACTTATTGCTAGACAAGAAGAAGCTGTAAATAAAGTCTATGATGATAGAATTGATGCTCTTGACAAGGTTGCTAAGGGAAATGACAGAATTGCACAGCAAGAACGTTCTAGAGTTGATTTAGCTTCAGCACTTGCATCTGGAGATATATCAGCAGCAGCAAATGCAGCAAGTACAATGCAACAGCAAGAGACAGAATATAGAATTGAAGATGCAAGAGCAGAGCTTGAAGCTAAGAGGCAATCAGATCTTAAAGCAATAACTACTTCTGTCAATGGTGTCCTTATGACAAGGCAACAGATAGAAGATTCTATAAGAGTAATTAGTGATAAGATTTATGCTAATGAACAGCTTATGATTGGAGTTCAAAATACCTTATATGATAATGCTGAAAGACAAAGAGTTGTAGATGAAAACAGAATGAAGCTCCAGCAAAGAATTTTGTTAATACAGCAAAAGACAAACATTGAAGCAATGAGGGGACTAAATCTAACTGGTCAAGCATTAAGAGATTACCAAGATCAAATTGATGCATACAATGCAGCCGTAGTTGCATCAGAAGCTGCTGGTGTTACAACTCCTGGTCAAGCTGCAAATACAACTCTTGGTGCTGGTGGTGGCGGAGGTGCTGCTGATAACATTACTGCTCCTGTCACACCTGAAGTTCCACCAGTAGTGACTCCACCTACTCCACCTACTCCACCTACTCCACCTACTCCACCTAAGCCACCTGATCTTCCAGAAGGTCATATAGCAGGAGATAAATTGTTTAATACAATGATTGACTTATATAACAAACTTAGCTCTGGTAGTAAGACTAATTTTCATGAAATTGTTGATGTAGGTCCAGGAGCTAAGTTTGCTACTTGGAAAGCTAATAGAGCATCTAAATTAATATCTGATGGCAACCTAACCTTAATGAACACAAAAGTTTTAAACAATGGAAAAGTTGGAAAAGATGCTGGAGAAGATGTTCCAACATATGACAGTAAGGTTAGCTTTAAAAAGCATACTGGAGGAGAAATCCCTGGAATTGGTGGAATGGACTCTATGAAGATAGCAGCTACTCCTGGAGAATTTATGGTAAGAAAGGCTATGGTTAGAAAGTACGGTCTGCCAATGCTTGAAGCAATTAATATGGGTGCTTTTAAGATTCCAGAAATGAGTGAGCCAACATTTGGAATTGGTGGATCTGATAGATACAGAATCCCTGAATCTGGTAAAGCACAAGGACCTGAAACAATGTATAATAATACATATAACGTAAATGTAAATGTTGCTGGTACAGATGCAAGTCCAGATGATATTGCAAATGTTGTAATGGCTAAACTTTCACAACAAAATAGAGGAAATTTAAGGAGTAATAGATACTAATGCTTAGTAGTTCATATTTAAGTGGTAGAAAAAAATGGGATAGACCACAAGCAGTTATTTTCTCTAGCAATTCTAATGGAATTTTAAATGGTGTCCCACAAATTTCTGGAACTGAAGGAGAAGACTTTATTATTCTTTCTGATCATAATAGAAGTGATATTAGTTTTAATACTAATAGACTTGAAAATAAAAAAAGAATGGTAAATGGTCATATGCGTTCTTATCATATTGCAGATAAGATGGAAATTTCTTTTTCTTACAATTTACTACCATCTAGATCATTTAGTGGAAGTCAGTCATTTACTGCAAGTGGTCAGTACATAGATGATTTAATTGAATATACCGCAGATGGTGGTGCTGGTGGAGCAGAACTATTAGAGTGGTACAGCAACAATCCTGGATCATTTTATATGTTTTTATCTTATGATAAGCCACAAAGTTTTACCGTAGGAATTTATAATAGTCTTGATAAGTATTCTGATGTGTTAGAAGTTTTCATATCTGATTTTAGTTACAATGTTGTTAAAAGAGGCGGAACTAACCACGACCTGTGGGACATTTCTATTTCTCTTGAGGAAGTATAATGTTTTCAGATAATGACTTAATTAATCATCTTCAGACAAAAAATAGTATTAATGTAGATTCTTTAATTATTGCTGAATGGAATCAAAATGATTTTTCAAACCTAGATAATTATGGAAATTATAGATTTAGACCAGATAGTGCAAGCGTTGTTTACAGGAATCTATATCCAGAATATGATTCTCAAGATAATGTAAATGTTTATACAAATGCATTAGACTCTAACTACCTTTCTGAATATAAAACAGAAGATCCAAACGAGCCTTTGACATTTTATTCAGGAGAAACAAGTAGAGAGCTTTACTATTCTTTAAAAGATTGTATCAAACCTTTTAGACCAAGGTCTGGAATTAATAAGATTCTTTATTTTGGAGAATCAAATATAAATAATACAAAGTTTGTAGACAGTATTAGGTCTGGAAAAAGACCAAGATATTACTTTTGCTCAAGATTTGATAAGTTTAAATATTGGAATTCTTATAGAAAAGAAAATGGAGTAGAGTTTGGAATATCTAGTCAGGCTGCTACATTTTTTACTACTGGAGACCCTTCTTATAAAATAAATGACTGTGCTCCTTTTGTTACTTATAAAGATCAAGTTGCCACAAATAGAATAGTTGTAAAGATGCAAACCAACCTAGCAGATCCAGAAGCGGTTGGAATTAATGGAGAATTTTTAGTTCCAGGAACAATTAGAACTAATAACAACTTAGTTACAGATCCACTTCAAGATATTACAAAATCATCAGTTCCAAAAAGATGGAAAATTCAATACCTTGGCATTAATAATAACTGGACAGATGCTATAAACTTTAACGAAACATCTACAAGAAGAGACGGCTCAAGAATAGTTCCATGGGACGGTCATGTAGAAATATATTATGGAGTTAAAATTCCAGAACAGTTTAAAACAAATTTTCATCTATATCAATATCTTGATAATGTAGATCAGTTGCCAGACACAAGCATTTACATTGCTGTATCAGGAGTTAAAGATGGAGATGCTTATATAATTGGAAGCTCAAATTCTCAGCCAGGAATCCTCTATGTTTGGAGTCAAGAAGATGAAGAGTGGAAAACCTATGATGTAGAATACGGATTCTCATTATTAGAAGAAGATGATACAAAAAGAATTGGACTGGTTAAAAAAATATTAAATCCAGACTATTTTAGCATTGGTAGCAATGATATCTATAGAGAGTTTGCCTTCATTAAAGGAATTAGAGTTGTTGTAGAAACAATGTATGCTCCAAATAAAGCATTTGAATTAATTGAGTTTTCACCAAGATTAAAGGTTGATATTACAGACTATACCCTAGATTATCAAATTACTAAGAACATTATGGCAACAGATTTTGGTCTTCCAGTTGGTGGTCTTGTTGCTTCAACTGGAGAGATTAATCTATCTAATCATGATGGGGTTTTTACAGAATTAAATCTTTTTAATAGTACAACTAAAACTGGAAGTATAATTGCAAATAATCTTAAACCACAAATTAAGTTTGATTTTTATGAAGCTATTTTAGATGTTAATGGATATGATAAATTTATTCCACTAAAAACATTCTATTCAGAAAATGCCGCAGCTGCCACTAGTGGTATGGAAGATGTTTCTTTAAATTTAAGAGATGCCTTTTTTATACTAGAATCTAATAATGCTACTTCAATATTTTTACAAAACTCTACTCTAACAAAAGCGGTAGCTTTATTGCTAGATAACATTGGCTTTAGTAACTATGTATTTAAAAATATTAATACTGCAAATGATCCAGTAATTCCATTCTTCTTTGTTGAACCAGATGCTTCTGTTTCAGAAATTTTGCAAAGGCTTGCACAGGCTACTCAAACTGCAATGTTTTTTGATGAATATAACAACTTTGTAATAATGCCAAAAGAATATTTAATGCCAGATATTTCTGTAAGGGATGACAACTCTGCAATTTCTGAAAGATTGACAACCCTTTATGGACAAAAAACTAATAGTATTGTTCCAAATATTGAAGCAATCTCTAGCTTTGAAACAAACATACTAAATGATGGTCAAATTAATTACACAACTAGATATATACAAAGAGAAGTATCAAAACTAGAGCAAGCCAGCTTGAGTTTAAGTGAAAGAACTTACGGGTATAAAAGTGCAATACTTTGGGAGCTTGGAGATCAACAAGAAGCCAGAACTATAAATCAACCAACAGGAAATGTAGGATATGCACTTGGAGCAGTTCCATTGGCAACTAGTCTTGGAAGTGCTGTGCCAACTGTGGCAAATCATCAAATAGTAAACAATACGATTGATGTTGGAGAAAGTGCTTTTTGGCTTCCAAGATTCCAAGGATATCTTTTTGCTAATGGAGAAATTATAAGATATGATGCACAACAATATCAGGTAGACTCTCCATCTGCTTCTGCAACAAACGGTCTTGTTTGGATTACAAATAATACTGAGTATCAAAAATATTTTTCTCAACTAGTTTTTAATGGAAAAATGGTTTTAACAGGGCTTCTTAGAATTTATACAGAACCATACTATGAAAATGCTTCTGGATCTAACTTTGATAATTTAGAAGAAAATGTTAGGTATAAAAATGGTCAAGTGAGATCTCATGGTAGAGGTCAATTTGGAACTGTTGTTACAAGTCACTTTTCTGGATTAAGTTCATATTGGGAAAGTTCAAATAATAGAAAGTCCTTTAGAATGGATTCTCAAAATATATTTAGCACAGTGCCAACAGATCTTCTATCTTATGGAGAGATTTCTGCTTCAGTTTCAGCGTCTGCATACCCACTTGGAAACGATACAACGTCACAGAGCCAATCTTTAATAACTAGTAAGATTGCTAACTTTATGAAACAATCAACAAGATCAGAAGGATTTTCTAGCTATACCCAGCAAGATGTTGCAGGAATTCAATCATCTGCATTAATCTTTAATGGACCATATCCAGTTCCAGCTTTACAAAATACAGGACTGTCATTAGCGACAGATAGAGACCTAGTGAGCTATGTTTATAAAGATTTAGATACAGACTATAGGCATTTTGGAACTAGGATGAGAATTATTGGAAAAGTAAAAGATGATAAAACTCAGTCTGCCTTGAATCCAGTAGACCTTTATAAAATTGATAGAGGTGTTGGAGATGTCAATTTAGAAACTTTATCTGGGGGAGCTGGTGGAATTGGATATATGGTTGATCCAGATACAAACTCTGGCTATTACCTTGAAATTGCATCAATGTCTGAAGACATACTTCAGTATTATGGATCAACTGCAAGTGCACCATTGAATGCATCTGTAGTATCGGGGTCCGTAGTTTCTGGATCAATTTCTTACAATTCTGTAATTGAAAATATAATTTTTTATAAAGTAGAAAGAACCCCATACTCTACACAAGAATCAGGAAAAACAAATATTGCAGTTCCTAAAAAACTTTGGGGAACTCTTGCAAGAATTGTTGTTGATGAAGGAAAATTTACTGGGTCTGATAGATTAACTTCTCAAGAAATACCAGTATATGACTTGTCATTAGATGCTGAAATTCGGAGAAATTCAAGCGGAATTTATAGAATTGACTTTAATGTTTATTTAAATAACAGATTAATAGGAACAGTAACTGATAACAACCCCTTGCAAATGCCAAGTAGTGGATTAAAAACTTGCCTATTTACAAGAGGATCTTCTAAATGTATGTTTGAAAATATCTATGCTTTAAAAAATATAAGAGAAGAAGATGTTCCTTTAGCACAAAGGGTAAAAAATGTAGTCTCTGCTGATTCTTTAAGAAAATACTCTGTTCCAGCAATAATTCAAAATACTTTTTTGTCTTCTATTAGTACAGAAACAAGACCAACTGTAGATTTTTATTTTGAAGAGTTTGGAACAATTTTAAGAGAGTGTGCTTATTTTAATATTAAGTATGATCAAGCCTATCCAGCATTAATAGCAAAAGTGGTTCCTCCATTTACTGTAGAAAAATCTTATCAAATATCAGGGTTTTTGCCAGGATCCTATGGGGCTGAGTTCTTAATCTTTAACACAACAGACAAGGCAATAGATTTAAGTGAAAGTTCTACTAATAGAATTATGATTCAAGGAATTACCTTTACTCAAAATATCTCTAATGTTCTTACAGTAGACGATTATTTTAAAGAGCTTTCTAATTTCTCTGATCCAGTATTTATTGAAAATACAATTGTGTCTCCTGGAAGGTCTGAAAAAATTTATGATAATATTAAAAATAGTAGATCCATATATGGAAATAAATCTTTTTCTATTGATTCAATCTATATTCAAAATGAAGACTCTGCAAAAGACATTATGAAATGGGTATTAGATAAAACTATTAAACCAAGAAAAGTTTTTGAGTTAGATACCTTTGGAACTCAACATATTCAGCTTGGTGATTTGGTAAAAATTAATTACGATTTACCAGAAGGTGTTAAACTAGTAGATGAGAATAAAAAGTTTGTAGTTATATCTGCTACCTATGAAAGATCTTCTTCAGACATTAAGACTCAATTAAGAGTAGTGGAGGTTTAAAATGACTACAGACGTAAACGGCAGCAGTCCAATGCCTCCAAATCCTAGTCCAACAAGTACGGGCTCTACTTCAAGTGTTGTAAGAACTCCAACAAGAAATGTTACAGACATATCTTCTCTAGTTCCACAATTTGATGCAGAACAAATTCAAAAATTACTATTTGAAAATCTTTCTGCAATAGAACTATCAAGAGTTGAAAGGCATGACACAATTGAGGGAATTAATCAAAGGTACTCAATTATTTCTAACCTTTCTGAGATAAGAAAAAAGTATGAAACAATAAAACAATTGACTATTATGGACAAGTTTAAACCGCTTACAAGCATTTATACAATTAATATTCAAGATAAAATACCTCAAGAAGATTATTTAATCTTAGAAAGCCTAGATACTACTTATCAATATCTTGATGAGAATAATGAAATAGTTACTCGTGAAAAAGGTTATTACTATATTGATACAAATGGTGATCTAGTCATAGAGCTAATTAACTTAGAAAAAAATCAACAAGTAGAAATTCAAATAGACACAAATGGTACAATATATAAGGTGGAATCATGATTACAACAAATGGAAAAAATATCGTAGCTAAATATCTTTTAAACCAGGCTCCAGAATTTGCAAGTCATATTGCAATTGGAGTTGGTGGTCAAGCATACCCTACATCTTCTTCTGCAACATTTTCTGCAAGTGTTCAATCTTTAGGATTTGAAGTAGCAAGAGTTCCAATTTTATCAAAAGGTTTACTAAAAGAAAATGGTCAAGAAAAAATTGTTTTTAAAGCAGAACTTCCTATTGAACAAAGATATCAAATGACTGAGCTTGGAATCTATCCAGCAGAGAATAACGCAGTGGCTGGAAACTTTGATAGCAGAATTATTTCAACATTTAGTAATTCAGAGCCTTGGGCATACTCTAATAATGAAAATGATTCTGGAACAGTTAAATATAAGGGAGAGCTAAGGATTGATCCTATAAATGTTGGTGACATTGCTACTTCTATACCTTCAGAAAACTACGTCCTTGATGTTTTTCAGTTTATAAATAGTAATTCTCCAATTTTTGAATATTCAGATAGAGTTAATAGAGGAGAACCCCCAAGGTATTTAACTAAAAGTCTTAATGTTTCTGGAAGCACTTCTGTAGTTTTAGGAGTTTCAGCAAGCTCTTCTTTAATAGATACTACTGACAATGATTCATACTATATTGAAAACAATTCTATTAATTTAAATTTAGGAAAGAACTTACCAACCGATCAAATTAAGTTAGCATTCTCAGTAATTAGTTTGGCAAGAGATGGTATAAATTCACAGGCTCCAGACAATGTTAAAATTAGACTAGAGTTTTTAAATAATTCAGGAGCTTCTCAATCAAGAGCCTATATAAATATTGCACTTCAAGATACAGACATAGATTTAATGAGATATCAAGTTGTTACAAAAAGTTTATCAGATTTTACAACAGAGCCTAACTTCTCTTGGAGTTCTGTAAATGGTGTAAGAATTTATACTTGTATTCATGATGATTCTAATGTTATTACTGGAGAACATTTTGTATTATATGATGGCTTAAGATTTGAAAATATTTCTAGCAACAATCCTTTATATTCTCTTGTTGCTGCTGAGTACATAAAAACATTAGATGAAAATCCAATTTTAAAAAGAGAAAATTCTACAAGCTATGTAGAATATAGGTTTGGCATAGGAGTTTCCTAATGGCACAAATAAGAATTCCAGTAGAAAAACTTCCACCACCAGATAAAGCTGGAGATCATTCATTTCAATTTAGAATTATATCTGTTGATAAAAACCAGTGGTCAGCCTGGTCACAACTTTATATACTTAAAAGCATTGGTCAATATAGACCATTAGAATCAGACGTTACTGCAGTAATTTCTTCAGAAGAAATAAGTTTAACTTGGGATACTCCAACATTTTATAATTATGATGGATATTCTAATGCAATAGAACTAATAGAGCCTGGAGTCTATGCTATAAATTCTTCATCTGTATCTGTTCATAATCATTCACAAAATTTTAAACAACATGACTCTGATGTTTTTGTTCAGTGGGGATCTGGGGCATCTATGAAAAATTTTCAATATCATGACAGAGTAACGTCAGACACAACAAGCATTGTTATACCCGATGGGTCTGCTTCAGTAAGGGTGGTTGGGACTGTTGCATTAAAAGATGTTCCCAGATTAGGAATTTTTGAAGCGTCAGCTTCCTATCAAGAAAGATTTGACGATTATTTAGGAATTTCTGGGTCAGTACAAGGCGTATATGATTTATTTAAAATATTTGATACAGGCATTGTATCCTTAACCTGATATAATTAACTAGGAGAAAAAAAATGGCACAAATTGAATTACCAGATAGAGGTCAACCACTTGACATATCTTACTTGTTTAGAATAGCTCAAGAAATAAATAGAGTTTCAGAGTTAATTGGAAGCAGTCTTTCAAAGATTAAATATAGAGACACCTCTACACCAGCTCAAGTATTGACATCAAATTTAGCATTTTATGCAGAAACTCAAAAAATTATTGATGGCGAGTTGTCTAGGCAGTCAAACGCTCCATCCTCATTTGACTATTCTGGAATATTTAAAACTACTCCAGTAGTACTATGTTCAGTATCTTCTGTAACTGGTGTCTCCAACTTGTACCCAGTTTTAACTGGCGTAACTCAAAACTCTTGCAAGGTAAACGTATTCTCTTCAGCAACCTCTGGAGCATTCCAAGCTGACGTTTCAATAATTGCAATTGGTGAAAGAATTAGTTCTTAGGAAGGGCATATGTCTCAACCACAGGATAAGATAAATCCTTGTAAAAAAATATTTTTTATAAATAAAGAGCTTGTAAAAGTTTTTCATATTAATAAAAGTAGCAACATTGTTAATTTTTATAATGTCAATCAAGGTAAAGAACAAAGTATGCTTTATTCAGATTTTAAGAAGCATAGAAAAAGAGCCTACTCGATTGCAAATACTGCAAGAATTTTAAATAGATCAAGAGTACAGTTTCAAAGAATAATTGCAAAGGGTTTGATTCCTGAGCCAATTGGTGATAGTATTGGTGGAGAAAGAGGTTTTCAAATTAATGCTTATTATTCTGAAGACCATATTTTTGAGATAAGAGATATTATGGCAACTATACACGGTGGTAGACCAAGAAAAGATGGCAAGATTACCCCT